GACCGCTTCGATGGTGTTCTGGTGTGGAACTGCTTCCGAGCCTCTTGCAACGCTAAGGGTAGCCTAAGAGGTAGGCGTGATATAACCGCACTCAAGAACTATGTCAGCGGCACACCTACCCGGCGGTCAGTTAAGAAGATTAACCAGTTACCCGCTATGACCGTATCTGTGCGTAAGCATGCACCCGCTGTTAAATACTTAGAAGATGTAAATTCTATGGAAGCATACGAATCAGGTAGGATAAAGATTAGATACCTACCAACAGAAAACCGGGTTCTGTTTTATACAAATGATGGCACAGGTGCTGTTGGAAGAGCCTTAGACGGGCGTCTACCTAAGTGGTGGAAGTATGGAGACACAACACAGGGTATATCTGTCGGTTCAGGACAACACGCTGTTTTAGTTGAAGATATTGCTTCTGCATGCGCTGTCAGTAGGCTTGAGGGTGTTGTAGGCTTCGCTCTGCTAGGCACGAATTTAACTACCGAAATAAAACAGCAATTAGTTAAGTACAGTAAAGTAACATTAGTACTTGACAATGATGCGAGTAGTAAAGCAGTGTACATATCTAAGAAGAACGGCGAGATTACAAACTTACGCCTAACAACAGAGGATCTAAAATGTCTTTCGGCTGTACAGATACAAAAAGTAATAGACTAAGGGGTGTATACACTTGGTCATACTTGATTGCGTCTGTTAAATCCCGTGCGGCGAGAAGCTTAGTCTCTAGCAATGCGCTGTGCGATAAATTTGGTACAATAAACCCAGACGCTTTATTAGCAAAAACTACGAACCCCCCTTCTGCTCCCCCGTCTTACGATATATAGAATATATCTGCGGCGATGACATTGCTGCGTAACATTATATATCCGTCGAGATACCGACGTTAAACAAACAGGATTAGTAAAATGAAAGCTAGGGGAATTGTCGTAATTGATTACGATATTGATGGTGGTTTTAGAGAAGCCGCAGAGGAACAAGCACGTTTGGAAGAGGCAATCGCTGCGATTGTTAAAGGTAACAAGCGTGTAGTCTTCCATCAGGTAGATATGAAGGAACGCCGGGGCGACCAAAGCCCTGACATAAGCAAGATGAAGTTCCGTCAGAACTAACTGACAACACATAACAAATTAAGAAAAAGCCCTCAGTCGAAAGATTGGGGGTTTTTTTATTTCTTCTAGGTGTTATTCTAGGTGGCACAATTAAAACCACTGAGGACGGCAGACCTATGGAGCAACAACTAATAAAAACAATACTGAATAACGCCACTTACTTAGAGAATCAGGCTAACTTGCGGCGTAGTTTATTCAGTGACGATTTCGCAGCGATCTATGATTTGGTCAAAGAAGCACATGGCAAATACGAACATGATATAACCCCGGATGAAGTGTACAGCTTATGGCTGTCCCAAAACCCTGTGGCTACCGCCGCTGAGATCCACGAAGTTCGTGATGTTGTAGACCAGATCAAGCATGCAGAAGCTATAAGCTCTGACATTGCATCTGATGTAATCAACAACCTATGGCGTAAGGACATAGGGCGTGAGGTAGCCAATCTAGGCATCAACATGTCTGAGGGTGATCCTAGCGCCCTACGCCGCTTACAGACGCTCCTAGAGCGCATCTCAGATAGCTACATGCCAGATGATTTCGGTGAAGACATCACTGATGATATTTATGAGCTTCTGGCAGAAGTTTCTGACGATAATAAGTTCGCATTCAATATCTCTACCCTGTCCCGACACTTGTACGGCCTTGGTGGCGGTGACTTTGCTATCGTAGCGGCTAGGCCCGAAACCGGTAAGTCAGCGTTCATGGTCAGCATCTGCGCTGCACCCGGCGGGTTCTGTAGCCAAGGGGCCAAGGTTCTGTATCTAGGCAATGAAGAAAAGAGTATGCGCACCAAGCTTCGTGCGGTGCAGGCTTGCTCCAACATGACCCGTGAACAAATCGCAGAGAAGCCAGACCTAGCAAATTCTGTGTATATGAGCATTAGGGACAAGCTGATCTTTAAAGACACTCAGGATTGGGATCTTGATAAGATCAACGCCTACTGTGAGCGTATTAAGCCCGACATCCTAATCATTGACCAAGCAGATAAGGTTCACATTGCTGGTAATTACAACTCTTCGCATGAGCGCATTCGTGAGTTGTACCGCAGCCTTCGTGAGGTAGCAAAGCGCCACAACTGTGCAGTGATTGCTGTGTCACAGGCATCCGCTGATGCAGAGGGTAAGACCCGCATCGACTTCTCAATGCTTGAAGGCTCCAAAACGGGCAAGGCTGCGGAAGCAGACGTAATCATCGGTATAGGTAAAGCCGCTGGCGGCGGCGACGATGAACAGAACACTGAGCGTTGTTTGTACATATCCAAGAACAAGCTCTCAGGCTTCCACGGTGCCATCTACTGCAAAATTCAACCAGAGGTATCACGCTATGCTGAATAATGAAGAAACATTGCTGGCCGAAATAGCAAACGCACGGCAAAAGGCTGCGACAGATACTAGCTACAATAACACCGCAAGTAAAAACCTAGCGAAGTTAGAGCTTGGATTGGAGTTTCTGCGTTTGGGGGGTGACGGTATCAGAGTGTACCATGACCACCTAACAATAGACCAGAAGTACCATGTCACACTGTCCGGTAAGAAGTGGCGGGTTTTCGGTAAAAACAAATGGTATGCCTACGGAGACCCGCAGACCCTTCTGCATAAACTGCGGGGGTCTTCTGATGCTGAGTGAAGATGATCTGAAAGAGTTTTACGAAGAGCTACTGAAAGACAGTCAGAAGCGCAGAGATTCTAACAACGAAACTAAGCAGAAGCTTATCAATCGTCAGATAGATCTCCTGCAGGAAATGATCCTCAACCATAACAAGCTCTGGAAGCTGTAATGGGTAAGAGATCTGACTTTAAGCGACTTCCACGGGACTTCTACAAGACCCCGGCGGCGGCAGTAAAACCGCTAGTACCACACCTGCAAGACGTTCAGTCTTTCTGTGAGCCTTGTGCAGGTGATGGTGCTTTAATCAAAACACTGATCGATGCGGGTCTAACATGCTCTGCAGCGTATGACATATATCCCATGAGCATTGAGATAGAGTGTCTGGATGCTCTGGATTTAAGTGAACCGCATTTGGGACGCACGGATGTTATAATCACGAACCCACCTTGGGATCGAAAGATCTTGCACCCGATGATCGAAACCTTCTCAAACCTGCGGCCTACATGGCTCCTGTTTGATAGCGATTGGGTCCACACAAAACAGGCAATGCAGTTCCTACCCCGGCTTCGCAGGATTGTAAGCGTGGGACGGGTCAAGTGGTTCGATAACACCACAGGCAAGGACAACTGTTCTTGGCATCTGTTTGACCGGCATGACCCAACAATAACAACAAAATTCTACGGGCGGATGAAATGAAGAAGATACTAATTCTGGATTTAGAAACAACGGTACAAAGACTTGATGGCAAAATAGACAACTCACCTTTTAACCCAGACAACAGATGTGTTTCCGCACACTATTGCTGGTTAGGTGAGCCTGTCCAAACGCTGGTATTTCACCACAACGATAAACCCAACCCTGACAGCCCAGCGCCTCTGCGTGAGGCTCTAAAGCAGGCTGATGTGATCGTAGCGCACAACGCTAAGTTCGATGTGATGTGGCTGATGGAAATGGGGTTTGAGATCCCACCAGAAGTCTACTGCACGATGATTGGTGAATACGTTCTGGCTAAAGGTCAGCGTCAGCAATTGTCGCTTAAAGCTACAGCGGAACGGAGAGCGGCATGAACGAAATAGTACAGAAGAAATCAGACTTAGTTGATGACCTGTTCAAGTCCGGTGTTGGCTTTGAAGCCATGCCCCTTGATACCGTAATTGAGTATGCCGAAGCTGACGTAAAAGCCTGTGAAAGCATCTTCCTAGCGCAGCAAGAGGACTACGCAAAGCCTGAGAACCAGAGCATGCAGAGTGTGGTCACCATGATGAACCAGATGCTTCTGTTCTTGGTTGAGATTGAGCGGAATGGTGTAAAGATTGATAAGGCTGCGCTTAACAAGATCGAAGCCCACTTCAGAGAGCGTTATGACTACTGCAACAAACGCCTGGACGAAATCACTGAACAAGTGATGGGTGATAAGCCTTACAACCTTGCCAGCGGCACGGATCGATCTGAGATAATTTACTCCCGAGGTCTGATAAACAAAGATCTTCATGTCCGAATGTTCAACATAGGAACCGATGATGCAGGTAAGGCTCTGTATCCTCCCCGCATGAATAGGAAAGAGTTTAACGATGCGTATAGGTCTAACACCAAAGTATTGCATAAAACAGATGTAGTATGCTGCGACCGGTGTGATGGCAGAGGCTTAATCCAAAAGTTCCTGTCTGTAACCCGTCAGAAGAATGGTAAGCAGTACAAGGTGCAAGGTGCGCCCTACAAGAACTTATCCAAGTGTCCAGAGTGCAAAGGTGTAGGCGCTTTCTATGTACCTAATGGAAAGGTTGCTGGCCTCAAGCTTAACCCCAGCGGCCCTAGTGACGCATCTTTTAATGGTTTCAAGACAGATAAGCACACCATCAAGCTTCTGATCGAACAGGCCCGGAGAAAGCGCAACCACTTAGCCGTAGAATACCTCGAACTTATGGCAGAGTTAAGTGCGGTTAGCATGTACTTAGATAGCTTCATTTCGGGTATTGAAACGTGGACACGGGCAGACGGTATTCTGCATGCACAGTTCAATCAGTGCATCACAGCTACCGGTAGATTGTCATCCACTGCACCTAACCTACAGAACATGCCAAAGCGTGGCTTTCCTGTGCGTGAGGCCATGGTAAGCCGGTTTGAAAACGGGCTGATAATGGAGGCTGACTTCAGCGGCCTAGAGTTTGTTATGGCAGGACAGCTTTCTGGTGACCCACAGATCATTAAGGATGTTCTGGAAGGTAAAGACCTTCACAAGCAGACTGCGGCCATCATCAATGAGTGTGATCCATCTGAAATATCTAAAGAAAACAGGCAGTTGGCAAAGGCTCACTCTTTCGCCCCCCTTTTTGGTTCGACAGGGAATCAATATGAAGGGCATATCAAACGCTACTACAGTGAGTTCTTCAATATCTACAAAGGACTTGGGACGTATCACAAGAAGCTCACAGATGGTGTACTCAAGAACGGCCACATACAGATCTTCTCCGGGCGTCAGTTCTTCTGGCCCAATGAAGAACGCCGTAGAAATGGCCGCACTAAGAACTACACCCAACAGGTTAACTACCCTGTGCAGTCTGCAGCGACAGCCGACATTGTGCCACTTAGCTGCATCCGTGCCTTCCGCAAGTTCAAGGAACTTAACCTACGCTCTAAGCTTGTTCTGACGGTACATGATTCCATTGTGGTCGATACTCACCCAGATGAAGAGGAACAGGTCAAAGAGGTGCTGCAGTGGGCTATGGAAAAGGTCACAGAAGAGGCAAAAGAGCTTTGGGATTATGACTTTATTCTGCCCCTCAAAATAGAAACATCCCGTGGCAAAAATTGGCTTGATCAAGTCGAATATGATTGACTTGTGCCACTTAGTAATGCCATACTGTAAGTCCATCTAACAGAGGATCGAATCGAGATGAATGATCTTA